CCTCCCGGAGCTGGCCGGTAGCGCGCTCAGCCTGGATGCCTTGCGCCTAATGGCCAACACCGGCAAGGCGTGGCCCATGGTGGAAGGCAGCGGCCGCATCTACGGCCTGTGGGTGATCGACAGCTTGAACGAAACCAAAACGGTGTTTTTCCGCGACGGCACACCACGCCGGATCGAATTCATCCTCAGCCTCAAGCGGATCGATGACGACCGCATTGACCTGATTGGCGCCGGGACCAGCGTGGGCGTTAGCATCATGAGGGCCCTGCTGTGATCGATGCAGCGCTCGCCCGGGTGACCGGCTTTCTGAACGATGCCGCCGAGCGCTATCAGCGCGACGCCGCCTATCCAGTCCCGGCGATCCGCATCACCGTCGATGACAACGACATCGCTCCGGCGATCATCCCTCGACTGATCAGCCTCGATCTGCTGGACAACCGAGGGATCGAGGCCGACCAATTGACCCTCACCCTCAGCGACCATGATGGTCTGCTGGCGATTCCACCCAAGGGCGCGATCATTCGGCTCTGGCTCGGCTGGAGTGATACCGGGCTGGTCGACAAAGGCACCTACACCGTCGATGAAACTGAACACAGCGGAGCGCCGGACGTGCTGAGCATTCGCGCTCGATCAGCGGACTTTCGTAAAAGCCTGAAGACCAAACGCGAACGCAGCTGGAGTAACACCACGCTCGGTGACGTCCTTGGTGACATCGCCTTGGGCAACGGTCTGACCGCGACCATCGCCGCCGCCCTCACAGGCTTGCCTATCCTGCAGTTCGACCAGGCCAACGAATCCGACGCCAACCTGATCAGCCGTATCGGTGAGGAATTCGACGCGGTGGTCACCATCAAGGCCGGTTGCCTTTTATGTCTGCCATCTGGTGGCGGCAAGACCGCCAGCGGCGCCGAGCTGCCGCACATCACCCTCACCCGCGCCGACGGTGACCAGCACCGTTACCTGCAAGCCGACCGCGACACCTACGACGGCGTGCGCGCCTATTTCTATGACGTGAACAGCGCCAGGAAAGAGGCAGCCATTGCCGGCGGCGGCGAACACCTCAAGGACCTGCGCCACACCTACAGCGACCGCCAGTCCGCCCTTCGCGCAGCCCGGGCCGAGTTCAACCGGCTGCAACGAGGTAGCGCGACGCTCAGTTACACGCTGGCACTGGGGCGGCCGGATCTGATTCCCGAACTGACTTATACGCTCCAGGGCGTGAAAGACGAGATCGATGAAATCATCTGGTACGGCGGAAACGTGCAGCACACCCTCAGCGCGGACAACGGCTACACCGTCAGTCTGGCGCTGGAAAGCAAATTGCCGGATGACAGCGTCGAGAGCCTGGTCGATGTGAATAAGGGGGACTTTACCGGCGTGATCGCTTACTACCGCGATCAGAAAACCGGCAAGGAGAAGACGGTGATGGCTGGAGCTCAAAGTAAGCCGAAACGGATGTCATGGTTGTACGCCTCTGAGAAAGCGGCCAAGCGGGCGGTTGATCGGGAGTGGAGGGGGATCGGAGCAGAAAATCATGAACATGTTGGGTTGTAGAACTGGCACAACGGTTACGACTGTCCAATTCAGAGAGTTTGAGACTGTAGATGGACCGCAGATTTTGAGAGCACAAGAACACGGCAATTGCCGCTCACAAAGTCGGGTCGACACCACCGTCAGACAATGCCTCGGAGTTTACGTTTCGTACAACGACCACCGTTGTAACTTCCGAACAGTTAACGCCAATCACTAGGATAGAGATGACTTGAAGCGATTGTTTAAGTGACGAAATGCAGCCTGCGAGTAATGGAATTTCGCTACGCAATCAGGCTGCACCTTACCGCAGCAAACCAAAAACTAGCTTTCAGGTAAAAACTTAGCTTCGAGTTCTCCATAGGAAATGGTTTCATAAGAAACGACAGACGTAATTTGAGTTGCAACTCTTTCAATATAAGGATCTTCTTGATAGGAGCTTTTTTTCACAACCGTACTTAAAGTGACATCATTTCCATTCTTCTGAACACTTTGAATTGTCACACCATACACATTTTCGACTTTAAGTTTGAGCGCATCATTACCGACCGTGTCAGGCACACTTGCAACCCGGATTGTTTTGCTCATGACTATCACCTTTAAATAATTAGAATCTTCCAGATATCATCTGAAGAAAAACCTTACATGCCTACTGTAACAAGTGACAGTTTTTTAGATCGAAATGAAATAGCGAGTAAAACATAAAATCCAATTAACTGGTGCATTAATGCAAGACATACGCTGCGGCCACTGCTGCCGCAAACTCGCAGCCGCCAGCGGCTTCATTGAATTACAGATCAAGTGCCCGCGTTGCCGGACACTCAACCACTTGAAGGCCCCGAGCCTCCCCCAAGCGTGCCGCGAGCATCCAGAACAACGAGTTCATGAATGCAGCAACCCACCCTTGGAAGCCTGTTCGCAGGCATAGGAGGCTTTGATGTCGGATTTGAAAACGCCGGTTACCGCAGTGCTTGGCAAGTTGAGCTCAACCCCATCAACCGGGCTGTGCTTGCCGATCGATTTCCCCATGCACACCAATTTGAAGACGTGCGCAATTGCGGCGCGCATAACCTGCCCCCCGTCGATGTCATCACCGCCGGTTTCCCCTGCCAGGACATCAGTATCGCCGGAGCCCGAGAAAGTAACCGAGACAGCCGCGGACTGCGCGGCGAACGCAGCGGATTGTTTTGGGAAGTCATACGAATCCTCAAAGAAACACAACCTCGCTGGGTGGTCCTTGAGAACGTCGTTAACCTGCTCGCTGTCAACGATAGCCAAGACTTTGAAACAGTCGTCCGGGCCCTTGCGGACTGCGGGTATGTGGGATTTTGGCGAGTGCTTAATGCTCAATATTTCGGAGTCCCCCAGCAACGTCGTCGAATATTCCTGGTCGCCGGTTATCGACAAATGCCCCCCTTCGAGTTCCTGGCTGACGCCGCGCCAGTGGACGCAATACCTCCAGCGTCTCAATCGATCCAGTGGCCACGCCCCGCGGATGCCTGGGCTGCCAATACTCTATTGGCCAGCAAGGCCGGCTCCCAGATCTCTCTGGGCTGTACCACTCTCGTCGCTCACGCGAACGGATGGGATCAGATGGCTGAGCGGCAGCGAACGTCTGACAATGATGGGGTTTGCCTCGGACTGGATGCGGCCAACCTTGCAGAGGCTTTCGGTGCCGGAAACGCCGTTGTTACGCAGGTGGCGGAGTGGATTGGGAGGAAGTTGATTACGCTGAGGTGACCTCATCAACGTGTTGGGGTAAAACCTCAACACGTTAAGAGGGCGCTTCAGCGGCTTATGGTTGATCGGTTCGGACCAACGAATCCAGATTGATGCATTATTTTTTAACTATGCCCGCCTTGGTGATATTATATAGCCATCACGATCGCCAACACATATGGATTTGTATTCTCAATGACCCCTATTCCAGGCCTTATACTTTACGTCCTCCTATTCTTTTTTATCGGAGTCGCAGTATTTTACTGTATAGACAAGCATTTCAAAAACAGGAGGATATGGATAAAAAACCCAAGACTCAGACTAAATTATAGCTTCCACGACTGGAAAGTAGCTGATTACTCAGCAATAGCAATTATTGCAAGCATTGGGCTTCTGCTAATAATTCTCCTGCTAAAATTTATGGGAGGAAAAATACCATACATAATACCTAGAGCTGTATTTTTCATAATCTGTGCAAGCACAATAATTTTTTCAATCAGCTATTACAGCTTGGTAAACATTTATAAAAAATACTCCGGACTGTTAAAAATAGCCGGCACACTTGCGGCTTTAACAATCACTCTTATTGCAGATTCAATGGCCGATGAAACCATTGCGATCTATACACACGCAGATCCTGCAAAATTCCCTACCGCTCAGAAAATATTCATTCTAGTGATGGTCGTAGCGCTTTGGGTTTATCTGGCAATGTATGCGATTTTCCCAGCATTTTTCCTTGTATGCTCACATATATTCAAAAGCCAAATTCTCGAGCATTTTAAGCAACGAAAACGAAGCTATGCCGACTCATGCACAAACTTCAAAAAAAACAACGTGCGAGATTTCAACCTCGGATTCGCATCTGTACTAGGCCTAACATATACAAGCCTTATCCTGCTTGGCGTTATTGCAAACACAGACTCAAAATTTGTGGATAAGACGCTAAAAAAGATTTTAGTATCAACTTCATTCCACTTCCCACCCGAGGCATGCAAGATAGAGACATTTTACAACGAGTCATATGTCGCATTTATTGACGATGACAAAGTTCTATTAGCCACTCCTGATCGAGAGCTTGGATACACTTTTCAGGAAAGAAAATGCGAAATCCAGCCTGTAAAAATTGATCGAACACCGACGAAGCCTATTCATCGACTACTTTATAAAGCCGATGAATTCAACGCACCCAGAGCAATCAGTCCGAAATCTTGCCCAATACAATTTTGCTCGATTATTGACGGCAACTTCTGCATCTAGATCAATGGCGAACGCTCTATGACATTGGTTAGCAACCGTTAAATAGCAGGCTGAGCGGCAGCGAGCGTCGAAGGATGAGGTTGCTTTGCAGGGTGAGACGTATCGTTCAGAGGCGTTGCCGCCGGATATCATCCTTCCCTGCACCACCAGGATTGCGCATACGCGCAGCCATCGATGTACTCAATGCCGCTGAGAACAAAGCCTGTCACGGCCATGCCTGCCAATGTTGCGTCGAGCAATGGTGGCAATGGATCGGTATCCAGTGGCATTCCTACCACCACACGGGCGACGTTCGTGGCCCTCCCCAACTCCTTGCAGACCGATGAATTCACCATGACATTTCCTTTGATCGCGGGGTAGCGCCGCCGTGCCTTAGCATCGAGCGCGATGCCGCGAGATCTCATCGGGGTCACCAGTAGGTGCATATAGAGGCCCTATTCGTCGCTATCGATGTCGAGCATCGATTCGACGGCAAAGGCCAGCGCCGCGTCTGCCAGCTCAAGTAGATCGCAGAGGTCGCCGTTATCAATCAGTTTTTTGTCGTGCAGAGCATGAGCTTCAGTCAGTAAGGCCTTGTGATGAGCGCCTGGCTGGGCGAGTAGCGCGACCTTGTCTGCAAGCATGGCTTGCCAGTGGGATAAATCATTTCGGGCGGCGGGGACTGCCGTTGTGGTTGAGGTTTTCATCAAGTCGGACTCCGGACCAGATACTGTACATATAACCAGTATATTCAGAATCTTCGGATATCACCTACAGACGCCGACGAAGCGTCCTACAGGCACCAAAAAGCAAAGAAGGATAAATCCTACTTTTGACAGTTTTTATGAAGCAAAAAAAAGCCCGTCTCAGTCGAAACTGAAACGGGCTTTCCCCCGCATTAACGACCGTTACTTCAGGTCGTCAAAGTGGTCTCGCAGGAACTCGTAAAAGCGAAACGCTTTCAACAATCTCCATACGAGGCTCAGCGTACGCAGCAAAAGCTTCATACGTTTTGGCCTCCAGGTTGGGGGCCAAACCTCCAGCGCACTTACCGGATCACGCGTGCCTTCGGGCATACACGCTAATGTTGTCCATGAGGCGGCCGGTTGAGTCCCCCCCGAACCAACATCCGGCACGGGTGCAAAACCGTGTCAGAGGGCGTGAAACTGTTATGTAACCGGCCAAACCTCACAGCCGCATTAGCATGTGAGCGCCGGCATATTAACCTAGAAACTTCAGCGCAGCGGCTGGTCTTTGACGTTCCAAGGCAAAGGGAGGATGTGTTTTTGTAAAACGTTATTTCTGTCAGGTTATTTCTATCGCTTAGAACACCGAAATTCTCTAGTGATGCCTTCATATGACGTGAATCAATCGATGGAAAATAACGTTGCAAGGATAAGCAAAGCTTAATACTATGCCCCCACGCTAATGTTGTCCGTGAGACGTACCAAGCTCCAGCCGCAAGCTGAGGCTTACGAATGAACCGCCCCGCAAAGGCGGTTTTTTTTCGCCTGTCGTTTGGTCTTGGTCATGTGTATCAGGCTTAGGCCACGACCGTCTCAGCATCGGCTTCCTAGACGTGGCGAGTGCCTCGCCGTGGAAGCCAACGATGCTATTGATGCCGGCGATCTGTCAGATAAATAACGCGTCTTCGTCGCGGTACTAGATTTATGCGGCGTCACCGTCGATTCCACCTGGCTCACTTTTCCTTCCTGAAGGTGTTTCTCAGAACATTCGGTGGCTACATGGCGAAGTTGTAGGCAAAATCTGAGAGTTGCGTAAGGAAACGCGTTGCGGTGCGTTTCAGCAAGTTGTCGTCTTGCTGGCCTTTCTTTCGGCGGATACTCTCCAGACGTCGCTGCATATTCAGCGATCGGGCTTGGTAACCCGACGAGTTGCGCAACAGCGCCCCTTCATAGCTCATGGCTTTTTCAAGCTTGTAGTTATTTTATGGCGGCTGTGCGTGGGACGCCTTCGGGCGTGCCGGTCTCCTTGACTCCCGGTTTACCAACCTGCGCACAGCTGCCACCCATTCGCTTGGTAACGAAAAGTGGCAGCTCCTCACGTCAAGGAGTTAGACACATGCACACCGTAAATCCGTACAAACTTAGCCCTCCCTCTCTCCGCGCCAAGTCGCGTAATGCTCCCTCAGTCGGCCTCACTTTCGTCAGGAATGGAGGTGACAAATGAGCGAGTCAATCGAAGCTAAAACCATTGGCCTCACCCCCTGCATCTATTGCGTAGACAATCCGCTGTTCCATGTCAGCGCCGGCGTTCCTGTCGACGCAGCCTTGGCCATGGCATCCGATCTGCTGTTCCTGGCCAAAGCGCTTTCAAAAGATGCGGCTTACGACAGAGAATCTGACCGTTTTTCGTGGGCCGCGCACTATTTGACGGCTCTGGGGAAAGCGGTGATTGATGATGTGGTCAAAGCCGTTACGCCGCGACCTGTCAGAGCGGCCATGAAAGTCGCCAAATAGTAGTAACGAGTCGCGCATAAAAAACCCGGCGAATAGCCGGGTTCTTTTAAGAGTACTTGGTGCAGTCAAACACTATTGAACTGGCTCCCCTATTGCCCCACACCGGTCAGAGCGCCGCCAGCGTCTGCGCGAAATGCAGGATATAGCCCTGATCAGCCTCAGACATCTCTCTGTACGATGTAAGAAGATTCGACTCATCTTGTGTTAGCTCAGAATTTTCGCTGGTGTTATCCCCGCGAATGTTCTCTTTATTATCCTGATCCAACATGCACACTACTCCGTTAAGTGATTGCAGGCGCAACGTTACTTAGGAGCGTGAAAAATCAAAATCGAAATCCGTCGTAACGAATGTTAAATATCGACGAGTTATTTCTTGGCGTTGGAAAGGCAGGTGACTTCGGACATGGCGCCGACAATGCGATGCACAGCTTTTTGGTCATAATCGGACAGCGTTCTGAATTGCTGGATCAAGCGTTCTTCGGCCTCGTTCAGTCCTTCAACAGCGCGCAGCAAACGCCCGCCAGTCAAGACGTACAGCACGTCAACACCGGCCGCAGCCACGGCTGAGAGGTAGACAGAATCAGCGTTGCGCTCGCCTTTTTCGTAACTGCCCTGGGTATTGCGGGTGATGCCACCCAGTTGCGCAAAGGCTTCTTGATTAAGGCCCAGTCGCGTCCTTTCTTCACGCAGGCGCTCACCCACGGCAACGTCCAAGTGTTCTGTAGATGCACAACTTTTCAAGCTTTCACCCTTTACAGGCCAAAATGTTTGGGCATAATGGCGAAAAATTCAACCCGGATGCCCACGAATGGACACTATGCCCGCCCCTTTAACCACCGAGCAAGCCCGAGCAGCACTTGATCGAAAAGGAATCAGCCTCGCTGAGTTCTCTCGCCAACATGCACTGAGCAGCAACTTGGTCAGCGACCTGTTAAATGGGCGAAAAAAGGGACGCCGCGGGCAGGCACATCGAGCCGCCGTATTGCTAGGCATCAAAGAAGGCACCATCGATTAATAAGGCGGACGCTCTACCCCGTTGTTAGAACAGCGCAAGGATGCATTTAGTGAGCACTTACAAACTGGTTTGCCCTCATTGCCACTCCCGAATGCGGATACGCACCAGCGAAGGGACCCATATTTTTCTACGCGTCGCTTATCTGCAATGCACCAATGAAGCCTGCGGCTGGTCGGTACGCGCCGAGTTCGAAATGACTCATGAGATGAGCCCCAGCGGGATGGCCAACCCAACCGTGAAGCTTCCACTGGCAGACACGGCCCTGCGTCGTGAAGCCATGAAACAAACCAACGATCAGCTCGAACTGCTGCCGAACCAAGGACCGGAGACCGCACCATGACGCTTACCCAAGATTCTTTTCAGGATTACCGCACCAGCATGCAGGACGCCGCTCGCGCTTATTTGCTGCGTCACCAGGCGCACTACCTGTCCGACTCCGATCGGCTCTTCGAAAGCTGCGTACGCCATTTGATTGTGGCCCTTGAAGTGCCCACCAGTACCGCGACAAAGCTGGTGCATCTGGCCTGGAGTGAAATCCAGGACAGCCCACAACCTCGCGCAACGCAAAGCACGCTGTAACCCCCACCAAACAAACCTCACACCTATGCCCTGATGGGTAAGGGTGAGCTGCGCCCGGAATTTGAAGTGGACCATGGAAATTAACGTCGCCATCACCGCAAAGCTGCCCCGTGAGCAGGCCGAAGTCCTGCTTAAAACGCTGCGCACCCAGTACTCAGCGCAGTTCAACGAGTACTGGTATGACGACCGCTTTCGCCTGATCCC